AAATCCATTAAATAATCACATATTATCTGAGTTCAGAAAATGGAATAAAGATTATGCTGAATATGAATGGCAATGGTATGTGTCTGGTAATCCAGATGCTTCTGAAATAGCTAAAAAAGCTAAAATATGGTACAAATGTATGGATGAAAATAACCATGTAAATTCTAATTATGGTTATCAATGGAATAGAGGTAAACAACTTGAATACGTAATTAATGAATTAACAAAAAATAAAGATTCAAGAAGAGCATCAATTTCTATTTATGATGCAAAAGATAGATATAATTTTGAAAATGATACTCCTTGCACTTATGCTATTAATTTTAGGATTTTAGAAGATCAATTAAATATGTCTGTTATGATGCGTTCAAATGATTTATGGTATGGCTTTTGCAATGACCAATATTGTTTTTCAAAACTGCAAGAATTAATTGCTAATAAATTAAATATTGCTGTAGGAACTTATTTTCATTTTGTTAATGATTTACATGTATATAATAATTTTTTAAATAGAAATATATGAAAGCAATTGTCAAATCAATAATAGGTCCGTATGATGGACCTTTTGAAAAAAATATTATTACTTATAAATTAAATATTGGTTTAAATGAAATAACATGGCATGAAAATGGAAATCGTCCACTAAAAAACTTTAAATTAAAAGTAGGTGATGTTATTTCAGGACTTGTTTTAAAAGGAGATAAACCAGATTATAAAAAATCAAAAATAGTAAACACACAATTAAAATTAGAATTATGAAAATGACAAACGAATTTCAACCAATAAGAGATTGGGCAGAAGAAAAAGGAATTTTTCAAAAAGGTGATGTAAAAACTCAATATGTTAAATTACAAGAAGAAGCTGGAGAATTAGCAAAAGCAATAATAAAAAATGAAAAAGACGAGTTTATAGACGCTTTAGGTGATTGTACTATAGTATTAGTTAATTTAGCTAAATTAGGTGGTTATAACTTAGAAGATTGCGTAAATTCAGCATATAATATTATTTCAAAAAGAAAAGGAAATATGATAAATGGTTCTTTTGTGAAAGAAATTTAATATTTTTGTGTATAGTTCTCTTCCTACATTATAAGAACTTAAAAAAAATTATTTGCCCTGTCAATGAAACAGAAGTAGGAAGCTGTGGATTTGGTGGGGTTTTTTTATATTAAAAATTTGAAAATGAATGGATGGATTAAATTACATCGCCAAATTCTTAATTGGGAATGGTATAGTGATAAAAATACATTTAGAATGTTTCTTCATTTGCTTTTAACAGCAAATTTTAAAGATCAAAAGTATCAAGGTAAACTTATTAAAAAGGGTTCATTAATTACTGGAAGAGATAAACTTTCTTATGAAACAGGTCTTTCTGTACGTGAAGTTAGAACTTGTTTGGAACGTCTAAAATCGACCAACGAAATAACCATCAAAAGTAACTCGAAAGGTACTGAAATACAAGTAGTTAACTATGATAAATATCAAATAGAGACCAACGAAATGACCAACGAAAGACCAGCAAATGACCAACAAATGACCACTATTAAAGAAAGAAAAGAAATAGAAGAAGTAAAAGAAGTATATTCTTTCGATGAGTTTTGGGGTAGTTATGGTAAGTCAATTGATAAAACTAAATGCAAAGCTAAATTTGAAAAGTTATCGGATGAGGTAAAAGTTAAAATAAAAGAGGTACTACCTTTGTACGTTAAATCAACTCCAGATAAACAATTCCGTAAAAACCCACAAACATGGTTGAATGGTGAATGTTGGAACGACGAGGTCAAAACCATAATGAAAGAAGAAACAGTTGAAGAAATGAATGATCGTATGCTATACGAGAACGTAATGAAAAAAATAAATATGTATCATGATAAAGACTAAAGGAAGTGATATAGACTACCTATTGAACTACCACAGCGGTAGGATTAAAATGGGTGATGGAATAGGTTGTGGATTAGATGACTATTTTAGACAAAAAAGAGGTGAGTTAAATTTGATACTTGGTCATGATAACGTTGGAAAGACATATTTTATAAATTGGTTCTTTCTTTGTCATGCTATCATAAACAACCATAAGGTAATAATGTGGTCAGGTGAAAATAAAACGGGTACAATATTACGGGATATGGTGCAGATGTATTCTGGTAGACATTTTAAAACTCTATCTGTTAACGAAATCACGAACTACTCGATGTATTTGGAACAGTATTTTGACTTTGTAGATAACGCTAAGTTATATAAGCCAAACGAACTATTGAAATTATTTGAAGAATCAGACGCACAGATATGCCTTATAGACCCTTTTACAGGGTTAGATAGGGAAATGGGTTACGAGAGTAATTATCGTTTCTTAAATCAAGCGAGACAGTTTGTAAATCAAACTCAAAAGACATTGTACATAAACACCCATCCAACATCGGAGAGTGGTCGTAATGGAAACTTGTACACAGATGGCGAATGGAGGGGTCACTTAAAGCCACCATTGAAAGACCATGTTGAGGGCGGTAAGGCTTTTTTGAATAGGATAGACAATATGTTAGTGGTGCATAGGCTAATAAAACACGAATCAATGAAATTTATGACAATGGTAAACGTAGAAAAGGTAAAAGATACGGACACAGGAGGAAAGATTACAGGATTAAACGACCCTGTAATGTGCGAATATAATTCTGGTTTAGGCTTTAAGATAGGTTTTGTTGATCCATTAGCACCACATAGACCCAAACAAAAGACGAATAACTTACCTTTTTAGCCATGGATAGAGAACTTTACATAATGAAAAACATGGCTACTCTTAACCTTACGTATTGGAAAGTAAAAACGAGTAGAGAGGATATAGAGAATAAGCACCCAACACGCACGGATTTGATTAGTTCAATGAAAGCAACTGAGAAAGACTTGTTAGAAATATCGGAGTGTATGAAATATTTTGACCGAGAAATTGAGATTGTAAAAAAACAAAACTTTAATTTAACAAAATTATATCACGAGTTACTGGTAGAGGTGACCGAGTTAAGACGAATAAAAAACGAACAAATAAATAATTTTTAAGATGCAAGTAAACGATTATAACACAGACTACATAGATGTAACCTACCAAGGTAACGAATATCTATTAACACAGGTAGACATGACAACATACATAAACTCGGACTTTTATGGAGTAGTTGAGATTCATTCATTAGTAGCACATATATGCCCAGAGTATGGTGATGACATTCGTGTAATGGTAGATGACAAATTTATTGAACAACTCGAAAAGGAGTTAGTAGAGTGGATTGATTGGGAAGAGGTCTCAAATCAGCAGTATTGGAATCGAATAGAATCACTTTTTCCTGACGATGACGTTTTAGAAGATGAAGATTATTAACGGTTTGCAGATAGGCGAAGCGGAACGAACTGGAGTTTTGCTTATGTGCTGTTAGTAGATGAAGAAAAACCCGACTAAAATAAATTAAAAAAACTTTAATAAAAGTATTGTTTATTAATAAAAGTTATTTATATTTGCATTGTGTAACGAAGCACAATTAAAATATTAATTATTATGAAAGCAATTGACGAATTAAATAAACAAATACAAGCTAACGGTTGTATTCACATGGTGGGAAATTTTTTTGCTAATGTAGAAAAATCTACTGAAAAAGCAGTATTGATTGATATTCATGGAAGTAAAAACTGGTTTCCAAAATCAGCATTTCAAATGAGAGATATGGGAGATAATTTATTTTGTTTTGGTATTAAATCTTTTTTTGCAAACAAATTTAACGGAGTATCATGAAAAAAAAAACAAACGAGCGTAACGCAGGAAGAAAGAAAGTATTAAATGGTCAACGAGTTATTATAACTGTACCAAAAGATAAAGTAAAAGAGTTAAAAGACTTTGCTAAAACTCTGATTGTCTACGTTGGTATTCAAGGCAACGAAGCAAAATCTTAAAAGGGTTTTTCTTCATCTACTAACAGCCGTATAGGCGCACATTAGTTGCGATTATACTTTGTTAAAAAAAAATATATGAAAAAATGTAAAATATGCAAAGCTGAGTTTCGGCAAGTCTATTCAACTACTCAGTCAACTTGTAGTGTAACATGTGCTGTGCAATTAGCTAATCAAAAAAAGCAAAAGGATTGGGAGAAGAGGAAGAGGAGCGTAAAAGAGGAACTAAGAACGATTCAAGACTACATTAAAATCGCACAGCAAGTAGTAAACAAATACATTCGTTTAAGAGATAAAGATAGTTCGTGTTTTACTTGTGATTCAAAACTTGGTGCTAAATATGATGCTGGGCATTTTTTTAGTGCTGGTGGTCATTGGGCCGTTAGATTTGATGAACGGAATATACATGCTCAATGTGTTAACTGCAACCAACACAAACACGGAAACCTTATTGAATATCAAAAGAGATTGGTTTCTAAATTGGGTTATGATGAGTATGCATTGCTTGAAGCAGAATCTAAGAAAACACAAAACTACACCAAAGAAGAGTTAAAAGAGATTATACAAACGTACAAGAATAAAATAAAAGAGTTAAATTTAAACCCGTGAACGCATTACTTACGGAATTAGCAAAGAACCATAACGAATGGATTAGAATAGTCAAATCATTCGGTGAATACGATTACCATGAAGATATAGTCCAAGAGATGTACATACGTGCATACAAGTATGTAAAGGACGACAAAGTAATCAATAAATCATTCGTTTGGTTGATGCTAAGAAATATTTACCTTGATACCTGCAGGACTCAAAACAAAACAGAAAGGGTAACTTCCGAGAATTACGTATTTATAGCCGAAGAACCAGAGCAACAAAAACACGAAGCATATAAAAGACTACTTGAAAAGATAGACGAAGAGATGAAATCATGGCATCATTACGATAGGTTACTCTTTGAATTATACAGAGATAGCGGTTTAAGCCTGCGAGGGATAGCTAAAGGTACTAAGATAAGTCTAAGGTCAATATTCCATACGATAAAGCATTGTAAGGAACGTATTGCCGAAAATGTAGGTGAGGATTACGCAGATTATATAAACCAAGATTTTGAATTGATATGATACCAAAAGAAAAAGCTACAGAATTGATTAGTAAATACATGGAAATTGATTTACAACCTTTTTCTGAGTACGGTGATTATATGGAAAAAGATGCTGCAAAAAAAATAGCATTGATTGTAATTGATGAAATGATTGATTTTGAAAAAATGATTATAAATCAGTTACATAAAATAACTAAAAATGAAGGTGGTGAATTTAAAGTTCAAAATGTATTTTGGATTCAAGTGAAAGAAGAAATTGAAAAGTTATGACACAAAAGAGAAAAAGACGAACCAAAGCCGAAATACTCGCAGCTAAAAGCGAAGGTTTAGGAGATACATTAGAGAAAGTATTTGAAGCAACAGGAATAGCATCAGCAGTTAAGTTCATGTTTGGAGATGATTGTGGATGTGATAAGCGTAAAGAGTTATTAAATGAGATATTTCCATACAGAAAGCCGAACTGCTTAACCGAAACGGAATACAAATACTTAGATGGTTTCTTTAACAAAGGAAGTCAGGCCGTAACAAGAGACGAACAAAGTAAGTTATTAGATATATACAACAGAGTCCTAAACACGAACAAACAGCCAAGTAGCTGCGGAAGTTGTGTTAGAGACATGGTAAACCAATTGAAACGAATTTATAGTAGTTATGCCAATTCCTAAACCCGAACCACAAGAAGATAAAAAAGAATTTGTAATGAGATGCATGAGCGATCCAAAGATGGTAGAGGAATACGATCAAGACCAAAGGCTCGCAATATGTAGTAACCAATATGAAGAAATGAATAACCAAAACAAAATCAATGAGCAATAGAGGTGGAGCAAGACCTAATTCTGGCAGGAAGCCAAAGGATGAGGAGAATAGAATTAGAGATTTAATGATGCCATATTCATTAGATGCTATTCAATGTTTGGCTAATATAGTTGTTGATCAAAAAGCAAGGCACTCAGATAGAATAAGTGCATCTAAAATTATCATTGAATACACATACGGTAAACCAAAAGAAACGGTTGATACCAATTTAACGGTTAATGAGTTTGACATCAAGTCCATTATTGGAATTAAATAAAAAGTACACAGGTCTATTCACGGATAGTAGATACTTTGTAATTACAGGTGGTCGAGGTTCTGGTAAGTCCTTTTCTGTAAATAGCTTTTTATTGGCATTAACGTATGAAGTTGGTCACGTTATACTATTCACACGTTACACGCTTACATCTGCTCACGTTTCAATTATCCCAGAGTTTGTAGAAAAGATTGACATCATAAATAAGTTTAGTGACTTTCACATAACAAAAGACGAAATCATAAATCTAAAGACAGGAAGCCGTATACTATTCAAAGGAATCAAAACAAGTAGTGGTACACAAACGGCAAACCTAAAATCATTGTCAGGAGTTACTACATGGGTGTTGGATGAAGCAGAAGAATTAATCGATGAAGATACATTCGATAAGATAGACTACTCCATTAGGCACAAGGAAAAGCAAAATAGGGTAATATTAATTTTAAACCCTGCAACCAAAGAGCATTTCATATACCAAAAGTTTTTTGAAGCCAAAGGAATAGAAGCAGGAACAAACGTAATAAAAGACGATACAACGTATATTCACACCACGTATAAGGATAATATCGAGAACCTATCAGAAAGTTTCTTAAATCAAATAAAAACGATAAAAGAACGCAGACCTGACAAGTATAAACATACCATTCTTGGTGGATGGCTTGAAAAAGCAGAGGGTGTTATCTTTACCAATTGGAGATTAGGGAAGTTTAACAATGAAAATGGTAGCGTGTTTGGTCAGGATTACGGATTTAGTTCTGATCCCTCTACATTAGTTGAGACATCAATAGATAAAAAGAATAGAATTATATATGCTAAACTACACATTTACAAAGAGGGTTTAAGCACATCACAACTTGCAGAACTAAACAGGCAGTTTGCAGGAAACAATTTAATAGTAGCAGATAATGCAGAACCACGTTTGATCAATGAATTGAAGCGTGTACACTATTTAAACGTAGTACCTACCATTAAAGGTGCTGATTCTGTGAAGTATGGAATTAGTTTAATACAAGATTATGACCTTATAATTGATGAAGAATCGGTTGATTTAGTAAAGGAGTTAAATAACTACAGATGGCTTGAACGTAAATCAGAAACTCCCATCGATAAATACAACCATGCTATTGATGCACTACGCTATGCTGTATCGTATCAGTTAGTAAATCCAAACAAGTCAAAAGTATACATAGGATGAATGTAAGCATAGAAGAAATGTCTGCAGTTGTAGAGGCTTATATCTACGAAAAGACGAGACATAAAGTCAAGATTATATTCAACAACCCGATGTCCATGAGAATGCATTTTAAAAAGTTATGCGATGCCTATAGTGTGGTACTTGCGTACAACGAAACAACACATAAATAGTTTATAGATTATGAAGCTTGAATTTGTCATACCAACATCAGCAAATGAAATTCCTTTAATGAACTATCAGTCCTTCATGAAGATGGCTGATAACTCAAATGACGAGGAGTTTATTGCTCAAAAGATGATCGAGATTTTCTGTGGCATTGAATTAAAGTCTGTGGTTAACATCCGAATGAGTGACGTTAATAGATTGGTTGAGCATTTCACTAAATTATTCGAGAAGAAGCCAGAGTTTCAACCGAGATTTAAAATAGATACAGTTGAATTTGGTTTTATTCCTGATCTTGAAAACATAACTTTCGGTGAGTACATAGATTTAGACAACAACCTTGGCGACATTCAAAATCTAAATAAAGCTATGGCTGTAATGTACCGACCAATCAAAAAAGAAGTCAAAGGTAAGTACGAGATTGAGGACTACAACGGCACGGCAAATTACAGCGAGGTAATGAAGTACGCTCCGCTATCAGTTGCTCTTGGTGCGATGGTTTTTTTTTACACTTTAAGAGACGAGTTATTGAAGGCTACCCTATCCTATTTAAGCAAGGAGATGAAGGAGATGACGTCAATGACTTCTCAGAAGAAGCGCAGTTCTCTAAGCAATGGGGATGGTATCAATCAATCTATGCTATCAGTCAAGGAGACCTTGGAAGGTTTGAAGACGTTACCCGAATGGGATTACTCAAGTGTCTCACCTATCTCAGCTTTGAAAAGCAAAAGAATGACATTGAAGCACGAAGAATTAAAAGATTAAGCAAATGAGTTATTACCACGTATTAGACACATTAAAAGACCATTTAGATAATGACCCAATCGTAAACACGGTTAGCGAAGGTTCAGTTTATAAGATAGATATAAACAAACAGACTTTATTCCCGTTATCTCATATCATTGTAAACCAAGCCACATTCATAGATAATGTCATTCAGTTGAATGTTTCGATTATGGCTATGGATATTCTTGACATCACGAAAGAAGTTGCTGATGTGTTTCTTGGTAACGATAACGAACAAGATATCATGAACACACAATTAGCGGTCTTAAATCGGCTGTATGAGTCTTTGAGACGTGGAGACCTATACTCAAATAAATTTCAAATAGTAGGCACGGCTGCATGTGAACCATTTACAGATAGGTTTGAAAGTGGTATTGCAGGGTGGACAATGACATTTGACGTACAAATACCAAACGATATGACTATCTGCTAATGGTAGAAAAGGAAAAAATACAAAAGGCTTTAGATAGGTTTGTTAAGCATGTTACTTCACAGGCTAAACGTAACCTTACCAACAAGGATATGAACGTGTCTAAGAAGCTGTATAATTCCATTAAGGGCGAAGCAAAGGTAATGCCAAACTCTATTGGTCTTTATTTCTACATGGAAGACCACGGATTATACCAAGATTTAGGAGTTAAGGGTAAAGACCCGAGTAAGGTTTCAAAGAATGCAAAGAAAAGAGGACAGCAAGCACCTAACTCACCTTTTAAATTTGGTAGTGGAAAGCATGCAGGACAATGGGATACCTTTTTAGCACAGATAGAGAAATGGGCAAAGAAAAGGAACATTAGGTTTAGAGACGTACAAGGTAAGTATAAGAAAGGAGACTATAAGCAAATCTCCAGAGTTATAGCAAGTAATATTTATGCAAGGGGTTTAGCACCAACTTTATTCTTCACTAAGCCATTTCAAGCAGCGTTTAAGAACCTACCTGATGACTTAGCCAAGGAATACGGATTAGAAGTAGCTGAGTTATTCAAAATGAGTTTTAAAATAGATACAAAATGATTATACAAGCACGTTCACCATTTATTATAGAGATAGACGAACTAAACCAAACGGCATCTAAGGTATTGCTTTATGTATGGAATGGTTACGGAACTTCTCCAGGTTCACCTACGTACACACTTCAGAAAAATATACCAAGTGTCACAAACACGAAAACAACTTATAACATAAGCCCATTTCTAAAGGAATATTTAAGTCATATATCACCTGCAAGTGTAACAACACCTACAACCAACAATTCAAATGAATGGTGTCAGGTGCAAGTGAGACGATACAAAATCATTGGTACTACAGAAACTCTACTCGATACAACTACTTATGATGTGGTTGACGGATATAACCTTTACACAGATGGCTACAATCACGACAATGGACACGCTCTTTTATCTGAAAACACTTATTATTATCCATTGGGTGAAACCAATATTGGATCAGTTCTTGTAAGGAACGATAGCGGAAGTGCAAGCTATGTAACGGTAACATGGTTTAACTACGTAACCAATGTAAACACTCAAAGCACATTCAGTACAAAGCAATGGAAGGACTTTCCTTATGTGAACGCTGCAAACGTTAGTGCAGGTAATAGGTTGACTGTCACAAAGTATGCAACAGGTGGCACTATTTTAAGTTCAAAGGAGTACCATTTTAGGCCATTAAGCGAATGCAAATACACACCGATTGAATGTGACTTTGTAAATAAATTAGGTGGTTGGCAAAAGACATGGTTCTTCAAAGCTAAAACAGATACGTTAAGCGTTACTAATGACACGTATAATGTGATGCAGGCTAACCTTGTAAATTATGACGTTCAAGAGGGGCAAAGAAGAATAATGAACACCATAGCAAAAAAGTCTATTCGTGTTAATACAGGCTTTGTTGATGAGTCATATAGTCAAGTTATTGAGGAGTTGATGTTATCAGAAAGGATATTGATCAACGGAAGTCCTGCGGTACTAAACACCAAAAACACGGAACTATTCCAAAACATAAACACCAAGCTGATAAACTACCAACTTGATTTTGATTTTGCTTACGATTACAATACAACAGTTGTTTGATGAGACAGGTACAAATATATATTGAAGGAGAACGCTTAGAGTTATTTAACGATGAGACTATTCAAGTCAACTCAAGCATCCAAAACTACAAGGACATTGCGAAACTATTTACGGACTACTCGCAGTCATTTAACGTACCTGCAACCCCACATAACAATCAGATATTTGAACACTTTTACCAAACGGATGTAAACGGACAGATCAATTACCAACAACGAAGGTCAGCTAAAATAGAGATTGACTTAATACCATTTCGTACCGGTAAGATTCAATTGGAAAAAGCCAACGTAAAGAACAATATACCTTATTCATACACAATTACATTCTTTGGTGATATTAGAAGTTTAGCAGATTTATTTGGTGACGATAAACTAAGCAAATTAGACTATTCAGCTTACACACACGAGTATAATGGTGCCAATGTTCAAACACGGATAACAAGTGGATCGAGTTACGATGTAAGGTATCCTTTGATTAGTTCTAATCGCCTTTGGTCTTATGGTGACAATACAACCACGGACATAAGCAAGAACAGCAGTCGCATGCACTATACTGAATTACACCCTGCATTACGTGTTAGCAAAGTATTAGAAGCAATTGAGAACTATTACGGGGTAGATTTTCAAGGGAACTTTTTGACGGATAAGAGATTTACAAGCTGTTATTTATACTTAAAGAATAGTGATGAGTTTGTAAACTACACCGATGAACAAGTAGTTGATATCTCTAATTTAGTGAATCCTGGAGCAACAAATTATTTCGATACGGCAAACGATAAGCTGAACGTCATTGCATACGATTTAAACGACTTTGGCGCACAAGAACATAGAGTTGAATTAAAAGTAACTTACGCATCATTAGGAGACCCTGTAAGGTGGTATGTGGACGTTTACAGAAATGGTACACTATACACTACATTAAATGGAACAGGTAACTCATTATGGTATACTGTCGATAGTCTAAACCTACAAGATAACGAATCATATAACTATCAATTCAAGGTAAGGTCTACCAATACGATGGACATTAAAATAGCAATCAACTATGTTATTAATGTATCCTATTATGACCCTACGTCTTTTAGTGGTACGATTGAACAATACACATCTACAGGTACTATTCAAACGCTATCGGCTGATTTGAATATTGTCAAGAATATGCCTGACATGTTGGTTAAGGATTTTGTTGCAGGTATACTAAAAGAGTTCAACTTAACTTGCTACGGGTTAAGTCCAAGTACATTTAAGCTACAACCTTTGGAGGAGTGGTATGGATCAGGCGAGATAGTAGATTACACAAAATACACTATAACTGAAAGTATTGATTATGAACGTATTAAGCTATTCAAGCGAATAAAATTTGAGCATGAGGAATCAAAATCATGGTTAAATGTTCAGTTCAAAGAATTGTTTGGAAAGGAGTACGGAAGCCTTGATCAAGAGTTTGGTTACGATGGGGAGGAGTACTTGGTAAAAGTTCCTTTTGAAAACCTACTTCACCAAAAGTTTACAGCTACAAATTTACAAGTCGGTTACTGCTTAGAAGCAAATGACTACAAGCCTTATGTACCGAAGCCTGTATTACTTTACATGTATGATCAAAAAGCATGTTCATTTTACTTTAATAACGGGTCGACAACGAACCTAATAAGTAACTACATGCCATTTGGTCAAGATCTTTACTATAACTTTGACAACATAGCATTGAACTTCGGTAATGATATTTCGAGTTTATTAGATGTCAATATTCCAAGGGGTATATACCAAGAGTATTACTCTCCATATATACTAAACTTATATCAAGCAAAGAATAGACTTGTGTACGTAAAGATGAACCTACCTGTAAACAAGCTGACACGTTTACGCTTAAATGACAGGATAGTTATTAGGGACAAAAGGTATATAATAAACGAAATGAAGTCCAACCTAACTACGGGTGATGTTGACTTTGTTTTAATGTTGGATTTTAGGGAAGTTAGACCACGTCAACCACGAATAGTAGTGCCAAGGGATGGTGGAGAAATTAATTATCCATGGGCGTTACCTAATGGTGCATCAAGTGTAAGCCTTTCAGCACCTACAGGAGTGACTACAACGCCAAGCACATTTACGGAAGATGAGCAAGTTTTAATGGTATTCGACCCAAACACGGACGAAATAGATTCCTTTATTACAGAGGCTTCTGAGGACTTTATTTTTGAAGACTATCTAAACATACGTAGTGAAGAAGGAAGTGTTGTCAGTCATGCTATAACAGTAACTGAGACCTACGAAAACGGAGATACACAAACTTATGACTTTATAGTAAACCAAGCAGGATGATAAAAACAATTATAGACATGCTCCAATTGGACGAGCATTTAGGAAAACACGAATACATAGAAGTGGCCAAAGGAAAGTATAAAATAGAGACCAAAATAAAGCAGGTATACAAACAGGCTAAACGTGAGTTAATAATAAAAAAGAAAACCAATGGCTGAAAAGGTAGTTGTAGACGTTGAGATTAAAGATAACGTCAAGAGTTTAAAGGCTCAGTTAAGAGAAGCACAAGCAGCAGTTGCAGAACTATCTGAGAAGTTTGGTGCTACATCAAGAGAAGCTACACAGGCTGCAAAAAAAGCCGCTGAATTAAAAGATGCCATAGGTGATGCTAAAGCCTTAACAGATGCGTATAACCCAGATGCTAAATTTAATGCATTAACTCAATCTTTAGGTGGTGTATTAAATGGATTTCAAGCCTTTGAGGGTGCGTTAGGTTTGGTTGGTGTAGAAGGTGAAGCGGTACAAGAAACCTTATTAAAGGTGCAAAGTGCTATGGCTTTAGCGGAAGGTGTCAATGGAGTAATGGAGTCTGTTGAGTCTTTCAAAACACTAACCACTCAAATCGGTAATTTATCAATAGTTCAAAAGGCATCAACTGCACTTCAATGGCTTTGGAATGCTGCCATGAATGCAAGCCCTATTGGTGCGATTACCGTCGCTATAACGGCTTTATTGGTTGCAGGTTATAAACTTATAAGTTTCTTCCAAGAAAGTGCCGATGCAGAAGAGAAAATGTCAAAATCAATCGACAAAAACTCGGCTGCTATAAAGAAACAACAACTACAAATTGAGCGTTCATCTGAGAAACAAGAAAGCTATAACAAATTTGTTTACGATTACGCAAAAGCCTCTGGAAAGAGTGCGGAGGAGTTACGAAAATTAGCACTTAAACACCAAGAGGAAGAACTTGCACTTGCACGTAAAAACTCTGAGTTAGCAAAATCAACCTATCTAAGGGAAAAAGATATTCTTGCAACAATGATCGCCGCAGGTGCTGACGAAGAATTAATCAAGAAGCAAAGAGAAGTAGCTGTACAAGCGAGGGAAAATGCTACTAAAGCACGTGAAGAAGCAGCACAAGAAGCTAAAGAACTTCAAGAGTTAAGACGTCAACAAATGGTTGATAGGCAACAGGAGTTAACCGATGCTAAAAGAGATGCCGAGGAAAAGCGCAAACAAGAAGCAGAAGATGCAGCGGATAGAAGGAAACGAGCAAAAGAGAATGCAGAATCCGAAGCTGAAAGGAAGAAACAAGAAGAAGAGAAGAATTTAAGTGAAGACGAAAGAAAAGCTAAAGAAGCGCAGGATGCACGTGACAGGGCTAATGAAGAAAGAATTAAAAAACAAGATGAATACGATAAGTTACAGCGTGAACTAATAAAAGACGCTCAAGAAAAAGAAATTGCTGATTTAGTTGTAGCATATGAAGAGAAATTTGCAGTAGCAGCAGATAATGCAGAACGTGAAAAAGAAGTTCAAGATGCATTAAAAGCAGATATTGCAGCTATTAACGACAAGTATAGAAAAGAAGAAGAAGCTAAAAATCAAGAAGCAGCACAAAAAGAACTCGAAAGAAAAGAGATGCTTCAACAAGCTACTTTTGACATGGCTAAAGATGGACTTAAGTTATTGAGTGGTATAGCTGAACTATTTGCATCAGAAGATGAAGCCAGAGCAAAGAAAGCGTTTAACATACAAAAAGCAATTAGCCTTGCAAGTGCAACGGTTGAAGGTATTGAAGGTACTATTGCAGCATATAAGACTGCGCAAAAATCTCCAATAACACTTGCTTTTCCCGCTTATCCAATCGTACAGGCAGGACTTGCAGCAGGTTTCGCAGCAACAAATATTGCTAAAATTGCTAAATCACAATTTAATGCACCTGCACCATTAACTCCTGATGGAGGAGGAGGTAATAACCCACCTGCACCTGTAGCATCACCAACACCTGCTAACTTTAACATAGTAGGTAACGCAGGAGCTAATCCATTAGCAGGATTAAACCAACCAATTCAAGCCTATGTTGTTAGCGGTCAAGTGACTACAGCACAAGAGATGGAACGGAATACCTATGATTATGCAACATTTGGTTAACTATTTAGTTTAGAAAGTATGAAAATTATCGAGTTAGTAATAAATGAGGATGACAAACTAAGCGGAATAGAAGCGGTTAGTGTGGTTGAAAATCCTGCGATACAAGAAAACTTTGTGGCACTAAATAAACACGAAGTAATGCTCAAAGAGATAGACACAGAAAAGCGTTTATTAATGGGTGCAGCCTTGATACCAAACAAACATATTTACAGACGTAACGATAAAAACGAAGAGTACTATATCTATTTCTCTGAACAGACTGTCCGCAAGGCATCAGAACTATTCTTAATGCGGTCTAACCAAAACAATGCTACCTATGAACACAAGGACAAGTTAACAGGTCTGAGTGTAGTTGAGTCTTGGATTATAGAGGATGAGAAACATGACAAATCGGTTAAGTATGGTTTTGACCTACCTAAAGGAACTTGGATGATATCCATGAAAGTCATGAATGATGAGGTTTGGAATGATGTTAAAGAAGGAAAGGTTAAAGGTTTTTCTATTGAGGGTTACTTTGCAGATAAGTTAGAGATGAGTCTACAAAATGACGACGAGATTTTGATTGAGAAAATAAAAGAAATTCTTGAGAAATATGGCAGATAAGATACCATATTATATTCGATACAATGAGACAACGTCAATAAGCAATACAGACTTTTTGTATTACGATAACAACACGGACACAGCTCAAAGTATTACATACGCAGACCTACTCACTCAGTTGGAAAACGATTTAGTAGTGACTGCGACAACAGATTATAAAACAGTCTTTTTATTTCAAGGATGTTAGGCAACGCAAGATTAAAACCAAGTGCAACAACATTAAGCACATTATATACAGCAACAGCGGACTGCGTTATTAGCTCTATTTCTATTTGTAACCTTGGCGCAACTGCAACTACATTTAGAGTGGCTGTGAGACCATTAGGCGCAAGCATAGATAATTCACACTATTTGTATTATGACCTTCCGATTGATGCAAATGACACATTTATTTTAACAGGTGGTGTAGTCCTCAAAAACACGGACATCGTTTCTGTTTATTCGGGTAATGCAAACCTATCTTATAACCTATTTTATACTACGTAAATGGCTCAGAATAGCGCAAAAGGAAGTTCATACATAACACCAAGTTTAGATGGCTTAACAGATGTAACCATTGCAGGTGCAACTACTAACCAAGTATTAACGTACAACGGTACTGCATGGGTTAACTCAGCTACTCAAGGAGACATGTTAAAGTCTGTTTATGATGCTGATAACGATGGTATAGTAGATAGTGCAGCAAAAGAAGTGCTACACGTAAGAAATAGTACAGGTTCAAGTATTCCAAAACGCTCAGTTGTTTATATTAATGGTGCAACTGGTCAGCTACCTACAATCACATTAGCCGATGCAGACACAGAAGCAACATCATCAAAAACTATTGGTCTAACATTAGAGGCAATTGCAAACAATAGCAACGGAGATATAATTGTATCGGGATTATTCCAAGATGTAGATACAAGTGCATTCGCAGACGGTAACACGTTATGGTTAAGTTCAACTGCGGGCGGAATGGTAGCGACAACACCACCTGCTAAACCTGCTAATTCTGTATTCATTGGATATGTGGCTTATGCTCATCCATCAAATGGAAAGATAGTAGTAGCTATCCAAAACGGATATGAGATTGATGAGTTGCATAATGTACAAATAACTTCGCCATTACAAGGTGATGTGTTAAGTTATAACGTAGGTACAGGGTTATGGGTTAATTTACCAAGTGGTGGTTTAATGCCTGCGGTAACTGCACATGAACAGATGCGAGGTGTAATGTATGCGAACAACTCAACCACGGAAACAACGTCGGGAGGTGTAACCATAGCAACAACAGGTTCAACGATTGCACGTTCAGTAGCATCAACAAACTTTGCAACTAAACAAATACGTAAAGGTTTCTATGCTTCTGTGGTAAGTACAGGAAGGTATACAGGTACAAGAGGCTCTGCATTACTTTGGTATATGGGTGGTGGGTTTCGATATGTTTGCGAGGTGTATATAAGTGATACAGCATTTGGTAGTGGGTGTCGTCAATTCTATGGAATGATTGGTCAAACTACTGATTTAACGTACAACGATACTACAACTGTTGCATCAATGCTTAATGTTATTGGAGTAGGCTCTGATGCTGCGGATGCTAACTTGCAAATCTTCCACAATGATGGATCAGGAACTTGTACTAAGGTTGACTTAGGAAGTAACTTTCCTGCGAATAGAACAGCAGGTGCAGCAATGACAACAACCTATTCTATCGAACTTTACAATGCAAATAGCGCAACGGATGTAATTTACCGAGTTACGAATAACGATTTA